AAGACTAAATAAAAAAGGCGAGCAGTTCCCTTTTTGTGTTCAACGAAGAGAAGCTGAAGATAAATTTAACTATGTTTGCATCATTATCAAGAGAGAACCCGAAGTCAAGTATGTCCCTTTTGATTTATCAAAGGAAGAAGACAGGGACTTTCTCCGAGGTAAATGGGTAAAAAAGAAAGATACAGGTAACGAATATCAGCTTACCCTTTTTACGCACGTGGGTTATTTATGGCTAGCTTTAGCCAATAATGGTCAAGAATTTTATGATTACTACACATTCCTTGACGGCACACCGGTAGGGAAGAAGGTGGAAGAGTAAACCATGTCTAGGAGTACAAAGAGACCGTATCTTCACTGTGTAGGGTTTAAGCATAAATATCAAAGAGTATTCAGAGACTTGTCTCGGAGGCTAATCAGACGAAAAGGCAAGTCTGCTCTTAAGGTTTGCATGAGTGAGCATGATTTAGAAAATGCAGACTATGTCTATCAAGAAGGCACATCATTCAAAGATGGATTTGACGAGTGGTGCTTGCCTTCTGACGGACATCAAAAATATGTCAAAGGTGAAAAGGAGGTAAGAAAATGACCAAAACAATTTACGAGATAATTAAAGAAAGAGATTTAGAAGAGTTTAAGAAGAAAGTCACTAAAGCTTTAAACAATGGTTTTGTATTGAAAGGCAATCTTGTTTTAAATGACGACTACTACATACAAGCCGTAATAGGGCAGATACCTTATATTCCCCCTTATAATGCCATGAAAACTACCACTGCAAAAGATTAGCAAAAAAGGAGAATAAAGCGTGAAAGTACAAATTGAAGTAGAAATAACCAAAGCTGACGTATCGGCTCTTTACAAAGCTTTAGAAGTAGCTGATGAAGGCTATGTGCACATTACAGACAACATGGTGAGACTTGTGAGGGCGTTAGACTATGCTCTCACTGATAAGGAACAGGTCTTTGTTCCACAGACCTTTCGAGTCGAAGATAAGGAGAGTACAAATGAAAACCATAGCTGATATAGAGAAGACTTGTTCCTCTTGTGAGTGTATCGAATGCCCCTACTTTTCTCATGACTACAATCTCTGTGCGTTTAAGGTTCTCGAGCCTAAGCACTGGGCAGAGTATGGAGTATGCAAATGAAATTCTTAATCAAAATGCTTGTTAAATTAATATCTACCCTCACTTCTATAGTGGGGGTTGTCGCATTGATATACATCTTCTGTGTGCATGTCCTTCCCTTCTTGTAACCGACCGTTCGGTTGGTATAAAATTAATGGGGGTGGGGTTAATTTTTTATAGCATAAGGAAATAACCGGACACAGTTTAGGTCTTTCACACACACAAGTGAAAAAATGGAGAGTAAAATGGCAAAAAAATCTGATGAAACTCTAGCGAAAATGCCTCAAACAAAACTAAAAGGTCGTGCTTTAGATCATTGGAATGAACTTGTCCCTGCTTTAATCAAGGACAAGTCTTTAAAAAAAATAGATATACCTTTGATAGAATCAGCATGTGAAATCTTTGTGATGTATCAAGATATGCTTGCAGGAGAAAAACCTCAGGATGCTTTGCCTTTTCTGAAAACTTATCTCTCTATAATGGAAAAGTTTGGAGCAACAAAGAAATCTAGACATAGCATGAAGATGGAAGAGAAAGCTGTGCAGAAAAACAGTGAAGAAACTGACTTGTTGAAGGACTTTAAAAACCGTGGGCTACAGTAAGAAGGCATTAGAAGAGCTTGCAAGAGGATATATGAGTGATTATGAGAAATACAGAGATGCTGTACTCTCTGGCTCCCGACTTGCATCTCGAGATGAATTTCTTAAAGTAAAAAGACAAGAAGATGATCTAAAGAATGGAGTCGATGGCTATAAATTCGATTGGAATCTTGCAGTAAGACCTCTTATATGGATGGCTTGTAATCTTAGATTCCCTCTCGGTGTAAAGAGAGGTAGAAGATTCTTTCTTTCTCCATGGCAGGTCTATGACACAATGGTCATCTTTGGATGGGTCAATCAGGATGGTGACCGAAGATTCATGCAGGGCTACATTGAAGTCCCCAGAAAAAATGGTAAGTCGACATGGATGGCTGGGCTCATTAATTACTGTGCCTTTGGTGAGGTCAAGGGTGTTGATTGCTACATAGCTGCAACCTCATTAGACCAAGCCGAAGAGACATTCTCCAGAGCTTGTCAGGAGATGAATCTAGCTCATCATACCAATCTTGATATAGCCAACAGCAAGAACAATAAAGTCATGAAATATGCTGATTCAAGGGTTAAGGCGATAGCAGCAGCTCCTAAAGATGGAAAGCTTGCTTACATGACTATCATTGATGAGTATCATCAACATAAAGATAACTCTCTTATTGACTCTATTCTCTCGGGTAATGTTTCAGACCAACAAGCAATGCTTCTAAGGATTACCACAGCCGGCACAGACCTCAATGGAGTGTGCCATGAGGAATTCCAAAAATGTGAGAAGATTCTTGAAGGCTTAGTTGAGAATGATTCTTATTTTGTCTCAATCTACCATGCTGATGAGTCGGATTTGGCAACAGATGAAAAAACATGGTTCAAGGCTAATCCTAATCTCGGAGAGTCTGTCTCCCTACAGAAATTCAGAGCAATCTATGACAATTCCAAGCTCTCTGAAGCTGACATGATTACCTTCAAGACTAAGAATCTTAATATGTGGGTCAGAGGCACACAGAGATGGGCTAACATGCCTCTTTGGGAAGAGAAATGCAGATGGACAGTTGACCCTGAAGAGCTTAAGGGACAGAGATGCTATGGAGGTTTAGACCTCTCTTCTGTTTATGACTTCACATCTTTCACAGCAGATTTTCCTACAGACAGAGGGCATGTACAACTCTCTCACTTTTGGGTTGCAGAAAATCAGGTAGAATCAATAGCAAGACTCTGTAGAATTCCTCTAAGACAATGGATTAAAGAAGGCTATGTTACAGCAACTCCAGGAGATGTAATCGACTATGACTATGTGCGTGGCTATTTGAACGATTTTTACAATGACTTTGCAATCCAATATATTGCAGTCGACCGTTGGCACATTGACCGTATGGAAGCTATCATGCCTCCTTGGTTTATTGAAGTGGAGTACGAATTCTCTCAGTACATGAAGACCATGTCTCAAACAACACAGAAGTTTGAAAGAGCTTACAGACAGGGAGAGCTCACAGCTAATGCTAATCCTGTAATGGATTGGATGATGAGCTGTGCTGATGTAAAGTTTGATAGTTCTGGCAATAGCAAATTAGTCAAGGCAGACAAGCATACATCAAGGATAGATGGAGTCATCACAAGCATCATGGCATATGATGCAGCAGATGTGCATGAAGCTGAAGAGAAAGAGGCAGTTGATGTCTCGGATTGGACATTTTTCTAGGAGTTTTATATATGGGACTTTTTGATAGATTTACACAAAAAAAGAAAGAAGAAAAGACAAATATACCGCTTGGAGCCGGAGCAAGGAATCGGCTCTTTTCTCCAAAAGCTGATTGCTTTGAAAATTCAGCTTTCTGGAGCTGTATCACTCTTCTTTGTCAGAAGTATGCAACACTCCCATTCACTCCACATGAAGAAGGATCATATAAGGCTATGGGTAGAAGCAGGGCTTTATACAGGCTTATAGAGAATCCTAATCCATGGATGAGACAGTATGACTTCATGTATGTAATGGGTATGAACTTTGAACTGCATGGACAAGCTATAGCAGTAATCGAAAGAGCTTCTAATGGTATTCCTATCGGTCTATATCCGGTCTCACCTTCATCTGTCTATGCACGATGGGAAGATAATGACATCATCTATACTGTCTCCGGAGATAATGGCTCAGCTACATACAAGAGAGAAGATTTACTTATAATTAACAACACTCCTTCTGGTTACACATCAGTTCTCTCACCTCTTCAGTTTGCCGAGTCGGGACTTGAACTTTCAGAGAAAGCTAAGCAGTTACAAGCTGACTACTATGAAGGTGGTTCAGTCTTAGGAAAGATTATTAAGACACCTGAAAGGACTTACCAAGCACAGAAAGAGACTATCAAGGCTATCTTTGACTCATCAAGAAAATACAGAAATATCATTCTTCCTGACTCTGTATCAGTTGAGCCTATTAAGGCAGATGGAGAGAGCATCTCTAAACTGATTGAAGCTCAATCATGGGATGTCTTAGAAGTATCCAGAAGATTTCATGTACCAAAATCCTACCTTGGTGATACATCCGGTGGCTATGGAAATATGGAACAGCAAGCACTACAGCTCATCTCTGAGTGTTTACAGCCTAGGTGCAAGTGCTGGGAAATGGCTTGGAATGCTGATGTCTGTGATGATAATGAGTATGTCAAGTTTGATTTGCAGTCTTTAATGAGAGGAGACCATGCCACAAGACAGGGCTGGTACACACAGATGCTTACACATGGTGTCTACTCGATTAATGAGGTCAGAGCTTTCGAAGATTTAGAGCCAATTGGCAAAGAAGGAGATGTTCATTACTTTCAGTCCGGTTTTGCTAATGTTAAAGACATTGAAACGGGTGCTTTTACTAAGAGTGGAGCCGGTGCAGATGCTCCAAAAGACAAGGAAGAAGAAAGCACTAGGTCAAAGAGTGTCTTAGTTCTAAAAAAAACACTAGAAAACACAGAAAGCAGAGATGATCTAGCTCCTCTCCTAAGAAAAATAGCAGAAGAGATAGGAGTTAAAGACAAAGCATGGCTTGGCTCTTATATCACAGAGTTTAATAAGAGGAATACTAGCAGTGGACAAGAAGCATATAGGACAGTAAATGCTTTCATTGTAAAGAAATGTAATGAGAATTATCAAAAATATACTGTAGAAGGTTTAGAACCAATACAGGGATATTTTGAGTTCGAAGGAAAAAAATACAGGAATCCTCCTTTCTATGAAGGAGATACAAGGCTTGTAAGTGAGGTTATGGCATGAAAAAGAAGATATTAGTTGAAGGCAAAGAATTAAATCTGATGACTGAGACTGCTGTGCTTAGGAGAGAGCAAGTGCTCACAGAGTCAGAAGGCAGTGAAACTAAGAGCAAATGGGTTGCAGATATATGGAAACTCGGAGAAGAGAATCTTAATCACAGAATCTACCCTGTTGAACTCGGTGAGAGACTTGTAAAGGAACAGCCTGTTACTACAGTTAACGATGGGCATTTCAGAGACTGGACAACTGGAATGGAATATGAATGTGCAAAGGCTGTTACCAAGAATCTCAGAATTGAAAATAACTTACTGAAAGCTGATATCGAATTTCTTAACTCTGAGAAGGACTATGAGAAGAGATTAGAAGAACTCAGTGAGAAGGGAGTTGCTATCGGTGTCTCATCGGTGGGCTATGGAGAGTATCTTGGAGATGGTAAGACAATAAACCCTGAGACATATACAGTTGTCCGATTAATGGACTTTGTGCTAAGTCCGGCAGGGCAAGTCTATGCTAGCATGGAAACAGAAGATAGTGATGATAATCAAGAAGATGATGAGGATGAGGAGTTGTCCTCTCATGATGATGAGAAAAAGTCTGAAACATCAAAAAAGAAAGTCAAAGCTATCGAAGAAATCATAGAAAGAAGGAAATAAAAAAATGACAATCGAAGAACTTAAAAATAAATTATCTGCTCTTAAAGAAGCAGAGGCAAAGGCTCTCAAGGTAGTGCTTGAAAATGCATCAGATGAAGCAGTTGAAAAACTCAACAACACAGAAAAATTAGTCAGAGAATGTGAAGCAGAGATTGAAAAGATGGGAAACAGAACTGCTCCTGTTTCTAGATTATCTCAGCAGAAAGAACTCTCAGAATCTGAGAAGTTCTGTAGGAGACTTGTCGAAGCTGTTTCTACATCTGGCAACTTCTCCGGTGGACTTCCAAGAGAGATGTCTGATGAAGTCATTAAGAAAATGGACCAGTATGCAGCTCTCAGAAAATACTGCAGGATCTACACTGTATCATCTGATTTTGCTATCACTGTAGAATCCGGCTTGCCAACTGTAGCATATGTTGCAGAAGGTGGAACAATCGGAGATACAGCACCTGCAACTGCTCCAGTAATCCTCTCTGCTAAGAAGCTTGCTTGTATCTCTAAGATATCTAATGAAGCTATCAGAGATGTTGAGTTTGATGTAGTTGGTTATGTCGAAGATACCCTTGCCAGAGCATTTGCTAACCATGAAGACCATGAAATCCTCCAAGGTGCTGGTAGCACAACAGCCATGGAAGGTATTATCGGTAAAACTGGAATTGGCTCTGTAACAACTGCAACAGCTGCAACAATCACGTGGGCTGAAGTCAAGAAGCTTATCGGCAAGCTTAAGGGCTATACTAATGGCTGTATTCTTGTTATGTCCCAAGAAGCAGCAGACATGATTCATGACCTCAAAGATGGTTCAGGTAATTACCTCTTCCCACAGAATGAAGAGCTTACAAGAATCAAGGGGCATCCAGTTGTTATATCTGACCAGATGCCAGCTTTCGAAACAAAGAAAGTTCTCATTGTAGCTGGTAACTTTGATTACTATGCTCTTGGTGATAGAACAGGCTTTGAAATTACACTCCTTAATGAGCTCTATGCAGGCACAGACCAAGTAGGAATTAGAGCTATCCACAGAAAAGATGGTAAGGTACTACAGGCTGGTGCATTTGCTACTCTCGTAAGTGCTTAATCTGTAAGGAGTTAGTTGTGTTAGTCTCGTTTGATGATTTGAAAAATCTCTATGGTATGCCTAACTTAAGAACTGAATCTAAGGCTCAGTTTGAAAATTTGTTAGCAACCGCAGAAGAAGAAGTCCTAAGTTATGCAGAGATATCCGAGGGAGAGTTTGAAGAAACTCTCTCTGGGGCTACTGCTTATATCTTAGCTTATAGACCTCTATTAGAGATTGAATCTATCACAGGGACTAGCACATACACAGTAAACAACAGGCTATCAATGGTTACTGTAAATAGCACAGATACTATCTCTGTGAAATATAAAGCTGGGTATGAAACCATGCCTAGGATTATTAAGCAGTGCATAGCAATTACTGTGCAATACTGGGCTAAATACATCAATAGCAATCTTGTTGGTGTCTCCTCTAGGAGTGTCGATGGAGGGTCTGAGAATATCGAGCAATATGAATTGCCGATGGTAGTTAAGAGTGCTTTAGATAGATTTAGAAGGAGTGTTTACTAATGGCTATAAGGGTTGATACAAATGCTCTAATTCTAGCTAAGGTCTTTAAGAATGAGATAACTATCAATCGAATGGAAGGCTGGGCACAAGGTGCCTTTGGTAATGTCATTGACGGTTCTTACAGTGGAGACTGGGGCTTTCCTTATTATGTTGCTAGATACTGGCTCTCTGGACAAGCTATGAATGTTTCAGATGATCTAAATCCAACTGCATCTTTATTAAGGAGAGGTTGGCATCACAGAGATACTGTCATGGCTTATACTCCTAAAAAGAGAAAAAGAGGCATTTTGGAGACAAAAATAGGAATGTACTCACCCACAGTCCCTAAATACTCTCTAAATTACATAGCTAAAAATGTAAAAAATGGGGCTTATAAGAACTTTATGTCTAAAGCTTGGAGCAGATATAAGGGTTCCAAGAAGTCTAAAGATGAGCTTACATGGATGTTTGATAAAGGCTTAGAAAAGCTTTTTAGACAGGAGAATCCGGATGATAGATAAATACACTCTTTATAAAGAAGTGACATCATATCTCTTCTCAGAGCTTAATAAGAAAGCTAAAGAAAAAGGAATAACAGAGATAGCTTGCATTGAAAATGGAATGACAGCATCTCTCTCTTCTGCATCAGCTATGCCATGCATGTTGTTGGCTATTCCATCGAGGAATCTTTTTGACCATTATTTTACAAGATATACCTTTAATTTAGGAATTGCATTTGATGCTCCAGACATTACTGTAGCAGAAGATATAGGCTCAAAATGGGAGGATATCTTAGAAGAAACTCTCACAGAAGACTGCCATCTTGGTGGTGCTGTAGTAGGAATTCTCCCAGGTATTACCATTGATGGAATTCCATTGTCAGGGATGTATGTTGTTTACTGTGAATTTGAGGCTGATGTCCAGAGATGAAAGATAAGAAGAAAGAATGGAAATGCTTATTTTGTAATGAAACATATAAGACAGAATCTCAGATTTGTCCAAAGTGCCATAGAGTAATGATGCCTTTGAACGAAAAAAAAGAGAAAAAGACCATCTTAATGGAGGTTAATAATGGTACAGACAGGATGTGATGGCGAATTAAAAATAGGTAATGCAGTTATTGGTTTCATCGATAGTTTTAGTGTTAACTTTGATATTGCTAATGCAGAAACAACATCAATCGGTTCGAAATGGGCTGATTATGTCGAGACAAAGAAGTCATGGAGTGGCTCTGCATCAGCTACTCTAGATCATGTAGCACACAAGACAATCATGGAAAATATCACTAGTGGAACTGGTGCTAAATTAGCTGCCATCTTTAAGTGTGGCGATAAAGTTTCAATATCAGGAAATATCCTTATTTCTTCTGTTGGTGTAACTGTAACACAGGGAGATAAGTCTAGCATGTCATTTAACTTCACTGGTTCTGGTGCTCCTACTATTGAAGGGTTTGCAGCATCTGAAAGCTAAGAAAAAGGAGAAAAAAGATGATATGGAATGATACTAAGAGTGTAACTTTTGAGGTTAATGGAGGAGAAATTAATGTAACGTTTAGAGTTCCTTCTTCTCTTGAATTAGAGGAGCTATTAAATAATGGAAAAACTCCGAAAGATTCAGAAGTAGTCAAGAAGTTCTATAAGATTTCAGATGAATTTGCTAATGCAGATGAGTTAATTAAGTGCCCAGGTGCAAGACTTCTTGTTAATGCTATAGCTGTACAAATTCTTGAGTCTGCACAGATTCCGGCTAAACTAAAAAACTAACCTCCCTTCTCTATGCACTGATGTGTGAGAGAAGGCTTGATTACACATATAAAGATGATAGAGATATCTATCTAGATAAGATTAAGAGATGGACTTCAGGAAGAGAAATAAAAGAAGCTAAAGAGAATGAAGAGGCTAGAAAACTCTGCCTGCTCTTTAAGAGATATAAGCTTCTTGGCTTTCCTCTTTCCTGTGCCTGGGGAGATGCTCCAGCTCCTCTTATAGAGTTAATCGAACTCTTAGAGCCTGTCCATTCTGCTTATTTTCCGAAATTACTTTAGGAGAGAGTCTTTCTCTCCTTTTTTGATATAAGGAGCTATAAATGGCTGAAACCAAATTAACAATCAAAGTAGGAGCCGATATAAAGACTGCATCTCAGCAGTTAAAGGCTCTTGGATATAATGTTGAAAATATTCAGACAAAAACACAGCAAGCATCCAAGGCATCACAAGCATGGAATGATGTAATGAAAAAATCTGCAGGCTCAGTAGGTGAAACTGTTAGCAAATTAGGACCTTCTTTTCTTGCTGTTACTGCTGCTGCTACTGTTGCTTATAAGACTATATCCAGTGTTGTTAAAGAAGGATTAACAATTAATGCAAATGCAAAAGAACAGATAGACAAGATTAGTAAGTTGTGGACAAACATTAAAGCTAATCTTGGCTCTGCATTACTTGATAGTATTTCTCCAGCATTAGATGCTTTATATAATTCTTTAAAAAAGATTAGTGATTGGTCAACTCAGACTCTATCTGCTAATCGAGTTAATAATGCTTTAAATAGTGCTAACAGAAAAAATGATTTCGACTTCTCAGGATATAGCAATTATGATATAGCAGAAGCTTATAATGCTAGAATTAATAAGACAAATAAGACCGAGACTGATAACTGGGCTCTAATGCAGATGTTAGAAGAGCTCAATAAAAGAGATTATATAGATCAGACAATTAATGGGACATATAAGGATGATAAAAATAACTCAAATGGCAATTCTAACTCGAACTTTTCATCACTTGATGATTTTATTGCCAAGAATGCATCATCGAGTAGCACATATCAAATTCAGCAATTAGAAACCATTCTTGACAAAGCATATAGCTATCAGAGTCTTGGCACCAATGTAATCGGGGAAGAAAACTGGCAGATTTTGCAAGAAGTTATTGAGTCAACAGAAGATAAAATTAAAAATCTAAGGAAAACAACAACTGAAACAGCCTCGTCGATGGCTAAAGATATTATTTCTGTTGCATCTGAGTTTGGAAATCTTTTCTCAGCTATAAATTCTTTGACTTCTCAGGCATCTGAGCAAGAAATAGAAGCAATCGAAAATTCGACCGCAAGTGAAGAAGAGAAAGCACAAAAAATCGACGAATTAAAAAGAAAGCAGTTCAACAGAGATAAAGCTAATCAGCTAGCACAACTTGCTATCACAACAGCACAGGGCATCATGAATGCAACTGCATCATATGCTGGCACTCCTTGGATGATGGGCACTATGATTGGGCTCATCTCTGCTACATCTGCAGTACAAGCAGCAGAGATTCTCGGGCAATCTTATACAGGCTTAGCATCAGGAGGAATTGTACAAGGTCCAACCAAAGCTCTTATCGGGGAAGGAGCGGAGAAAGAGGCAGTAATTCCTCTTTCAAAGCTTGAAGAATTTGTTGCACCACCTCAAAAGGAGCCCGGACTTGTCTTAAATGTGACTGTAAATAGCAATAATTCTGATATAGCTGAGTCAATTTATTATGCTATAGAGAGAGCCCAGAGATCTGGCTTATTACCTCGATGGAGATATGCATGAATTTAATACTTACAATAGAAAAAAATACATATACAACAGAGATTCTAAGAGAAGGTTATTATGAAAAATATAACTGCGGTGAAGCAGGAAAACATGCTACATCATCTATCTCTTGTCAGATTAGACCGACTCTATCAGATGGTACTTCTCTTGCTAATTTAATCTTGAAAACTGATGGCTATATTTCAGCTGTTATAAAAGACGGAGATACTACTATATTTAGCGGTGTTATTCGACCTTTTATTGAAACATCATCATCTGTAGCGTTTGAAGAAAATCTTGAACTCGAGATAATGGATTATACAGAGACAATGCATCTCTATGTATGGGACTCTTCAACAGATGGACCTAAACAAAGAAGAATCTATCCAGAAGTTAAGAAAAATACTACTCTCTCTGCAGTCTTAGAGTATCTCTTTGGACTAGGTAACAAGACTATTAATAAGTCAACTTGCCCAGATATCGCTATTCTATATTTTAAGCTTAATTCAGGAGATTATATAGATGATGTGATAGCTACACTCTTACAGGAATATGAGCTTGATTATAAATGGTCAGCTCTAGGAGTAGCTGAGTTTTTCTATACATTTCCAGATGACACAGATAGTGAAGGGACTATAAATACAGCTATTGAGCAAATATCTACAACTAGATCCGATGATACATCTGATGGTCTTAAGTTAAACTGGAGAACATACAAGATAGAAAGAGGAAAAACTCTACTTAAATACTATTCAGGTAATATCCAATTCTCTGATTTTCCATGGACTGCTGCAGCTACTCTTGAGGGTAAGTTCTGGTCAGGAAAAATGCATGACAAAGAATTTAATACAAATGCACAGATGCCCTCTGGCAATCTCTGGAACTGGAATCTATCTCAGACTGGAATTAGAGTAAATGGAGAGAGAGCTCTTACAAAAGATGATATCCTTTTTATCGAAACTAAACTCGACTGGATCTCTATAGATCTAGATGATGAAGAAGGAGTTAGCTATAATGGAACTCTTGAATCTTATGATATAAATGGCATGAGGTTCTGGATAAACTATAGTGGTCGATTCAATGTAAATCTAGACTTCTATGATGGCTCTAAAGGTTGGGCATGGGGAATCAAGGTGCTTGGCAACATAGGCTATGCAACAGATGCTTCTCAGTCTTATGCAGTAACCGGATCTAATCCAGAGAACATTACTCTTAAATATAGAATGGCAGAGAGTGAGGATGAGTATATTTCATCTGAGTATGCTAAAAAATACTACAATAGACAGAAACTTTCTAAGGTGCAGTATACATTCTCTTCTCTCTCATCTTATGAGCTTGGAGCTTTCTATTCTTTAGTTGACACAGTTGCAGGAAGAACTTCACTTGTAAGAATTATCTCTAAGAAGAAAGATGCAGATGGAATCTATAGCTATAAAGCAGAAGGAGCTGGAACTGTAGCTGATTACCCAGTAACTATAGTTGATGAGAGCAAATTCTATTCAGTTATCGAGGATACTCAAGGAGAAGAAGGCAAGAGCATAGGAAGTATTAAAACATATTATCTCTTATCTAATCAGACAACAGGCATCACTAGAGAAACAGAAGGTTGGCAAGAAGAACCACTAGTTATGACACCATCTCTCAGATATCTCTGGCAGTATATGCATTATAAATACACAGATGGAACAGATGCTGCTATAACAGACCCTGTTATTGTTGGTACTTATGGACAGAAAGGAGACAAGGGAGAAACAGGCTCATCCAATGCCCTTATCACTCTCTATAAGAGGTCTGCAACAGAGCCTTCTAGCTTTGACGGTGGAGCTTTAACTTATACTTTTGCAACAGACACTCTATCAGGCAACCTCGGTACTTGGAGTAGAAGCATCTCTAGTGGCTCTAATCCTCTCTATGCAATTACAGCTCGAGCCTATGGCACAGGAGAGACTGATATAATCGACATAGGGGAATGGTCAACTCCTGCTATTCTATCAGAGAATGGCACTAAGGGAGAGAATGGCTCTACTGTAGCTGTTATTACTCTATACAAGAGAGGAGATTCAGCACCTGCCACTCCTTCAAAAACTGTTTCTTTCTCTTTTCATACCTACACAGTCACAAACTCTGACGGATGGACATTAGGCATTCCTTCAGGCTCTGCACCTTGTTGGTCTATATATGCTACTGCTGTATCATCTGACGGAGTCTCAGATACTATCGAGCCGAGTGAATGGAGTGAGCCAACCAAAGCTGTCGAGAATGGTGAAAAAGGAGATAAAGGGGATAAAGGAGATAAGGGAAATAATGGAAATGGAATCTCAAATATCTCCAATTTTTATCTTGCATCTCCAGAACAGAGTGGAATAACAACAGATTCATCTGGTTGGACTACCACAGTGCAGGCTCTAAGTCCAACAAAAAAATATCTGTGGAATTATGAAAAGATTGAATACACAGATACAGCCCCAGTTAACTCAACTCCATGCATTATCGGTGTTTATGGTGACAAGGGTGATAAAGGAGACACAGGACCACAAGGAGAGACAGGAGCTACAGGTCCACAAGGTCCTCAAGGAGAACAGGGTGAAAAGGGCGAAACTGGCGATAGCATTACGATCATCAAGCAAGAGGTACAGTATCAAATATCAGCCTCGGGCACTGCTGTTCCTTCAGGGGCTTGGGAAGATATGCCTAAACCTAAAAAAGGATATTATCTGTGGACGAGAGTATCTATCTATTATTCGGACTCTCCTAATCAACCACGAGTTAGTTATAATGTCTCATATATTGCAGAGAACCCTCAGCCTCTACTCTTTGCTTGGTCTTCTTCTTCTGTTGTTTTTACACCAAAAGATAGCATGAGAGTATGGATGTATTCTGATAAGTATGCACTCTTTGACAACAAGCTTATTGGTGATTTTGCTCTATATAATTTTGTCGAATGGGACGAAGTCATTAAAGCAAGAAGTGAGGACTACCCTTACCTTTGGTGCAAGTACTCCGAAGATAGTGATCCTTTGCCTGTTACAGGAAAGGATGGCAAAGAAGGACTATCTGTCTACTCATCAGTGCAATATCACTTAGATGTATCAGCCTCGTTGACCACCTCACAACTTGAAGCCCTTCCATCTGATTCGTGGTTAGAAGAAGAACAATGCACATGGGAATATGGCAGATATATCTATAAGAGACTAAAGAAAACCACAGTTGAAACAGGAGCAATCGAATACACATATCAAGGCAGAGATGAAGAGTTGGAAAATCACTTTAAGTCTCTTCTTTCATTTAAGATATCAGCCAACCGACTCAATTATCCTATCGATAAGAGAGCATTAGAAACTGAAAAGACTACAATCAAAATCTCAATCGAAGAGACCTATTACAACCCTGATTCTTACTCTATAACAATTAACAGTGAGGCTGTAACTCCAACTATCTCAAACGACAGTTTCACATTCGATGTTCCTTTAAAGACAGGAAAGGACCTCTATAATATTGTCGTTATCCCCGTTAAGGATGGGGCTAATATCACAGATGTTTATGGAGAATTAAATATCATTGCTCTAGATATCACAGAGTATGACAAGTTCTACGGTGCTGTCACTTCTTTAACATTCTCAGGAATTACTCTTCTCGACGGTGATTCTTGTTTCTTGACTCTGGCTGACGGCTCAAACGAGGCTAATAAGATATATGTCTATCAATCTAACGCATGGGTAGATTTCAACTCGGCTGATCTCACTACAGACAAGAGAATGCTCATCTTAAGTAAAGCACAAAAGGCAGCATTAGAGTTTGCAAATCTTAAAGGCACAGTTGCAGCAGAATATGCTTACATCGGCACTCTCATTGCTAAGTATGTCTATGCACGAGAAATTGGAGCTGAAACAATCACCCTTACAGGAGAGAATGGAAAACTTGTCGGGGGAGACTACACTACTGAAGATACCGACGGATTCCTAGCAAATAAGGGTATCTATTTAGATAGCACAGGCACAGCCAAACTGAATGATGCCAAGCTGAAGAATTGTAAGATAAATGACGCAACATTAAAAAATGCAACTGTAACCAACCTCAATGCAGGAAATGGAACATTTACAGATATGCAGGCTGTTAACATGGATATAGAAAATGGCACCCTTACAAATATGAAAGCTGTTAACATAGAGATTAATGGTGGCTCTTTTTTGTTTGAAACTTCGAACCAAACCTTAGTTAATCCAATTTTTAAAGTCACTTATGAAGGCAATACAGTTTTTCAAATAGACGCAAGTACAGGAAATGTGTTCATTGGCAAGCCAAACTCTAATCTTACAGCCCCTGAAACAGGGTTTATGTATGATGCAGAAAGCCAAGTTCTTATAAGTAAAGATAACAAGCTAATAATAAACGCAGACGGTTCAATCTCTCTTCGTGGAAGCATCGTTGCAACAGGTAGTACATTTAATGGTATTCTCACAGGTGCTTCTGGTACATTTACAGGACAGTTCGACACACCAGCTTTAAGAAGTGTTTCAAATGCAAGTTCGGGAACAACAATATCTCAAAGCATTCCAGCAGGAACGGATTATAAAGCCAGATATAATGCCTTTGAAAGCTTTTTCCAAAAATGTCCAAATGTTCCTATTGATGTCTCTATTTCAGGACATAGCGAAAAATTCTATTTCACAAAATATAACTACGGATATGCCGTGTATTATGCAAATGGTACACATCTCTCATACGTTGATATTAATAATGTTGGTTCAAGTAGGCAGAGCTATACAGGTGGTGGAATTACAACTGCATTTACTATTTCGGCTATATATGGTGCAGGCGATATCCTCATTCTAAAAGACGTTCAAACGGGTTCAGCTGGTCTACAATCGGGACAAGTATATAAGACATCAGACAACCACTTAATGATAGTACCTTAGGAGTAAATAGATGAAATTAACAATCAAAAACACACAGGAGACCAACTAATGGCAACAACACAAGAAATCTTAAACGAAATCAGCAAGAATTCTATCCAATGTAACACACCAATGGATAAGCCACAACAAGACGACAAATTCTTGGCTATCGGTAATGACAATACCGGTAAGTACATCAAATACTCTAAGCTAGTCGAGGATTTGGCTCTTTACAAAACACAAGACAAAACATGGGCTACAGTATTAGCCCTAATTGAGCAAGGTAAATTTGGTGACGTCTACCCCGTTGGCACTACATTCTACACACCCTTCCACTACAATAACCAAACTTATCAATTTCCATGGCAAGTGGCTGATACCTCGAGAGAGGTAACCTATCCCGACGGTTCTAAGCATGTCCGTCCTATCTTGCAGGCTCTCTACTTAATACCACAGCAGGTACAGTTCTCGCAGTACAGAGCTTTTCTTAAGTGTCCACAGGGGTTGGCAGCGGGGACTTACAACATCACCTTTGGTCAAGCATGGGGCAGTACTCTTCTAACTGCTGACCATCTTAATTGGAATTTTACTCTCACTAAGGCTGTCCCGAGTGGTGGCAGAGTGGCTGGTTTTAGAAATTTTCCAGATTCAATCACAAGTGCCGATAATCTCAAGATTAGAGTTATGGATGCAGAAGGCAAAACTGTTCTGGAAACCGTGACAGCCACAGAGGGGACAGCAGAAGGTGGCACAAACTTAGGAACTCTTGGTTATACAGTAAGAAATGGCAACCTTTCTTCTATGCAGGAAGCCTTCTATGGCTACAATGAATACCACTATTCAGCTTATAAGCATTTTTTAGATTCCGCAGCACCTAAAAATGAGTGGTGGACAGCTACTGACGGTTGGGACTGTGCACCTGATGCCCTTGCTACCTACGACGGCTTCCTCTCTTGCTTTGATGAGGAATTTGTATCGATTCTAAAGACAGTACAGGTTAAGACAACAAAGAATACAGTACAGGGTAGTGCTTCTAATGCTTACGATACTGACTATCTTAGGTGTTTCCTTCCTTCTCTAGAAGAGATGTATATCACGCCTCAAACTTCAGGCGTAGAAGGAGCTTATCTTCCGCTTAATAAAGATTATGTCGGTAAAGATTCTCCTAATGGCTGGTGGAGTGAAAATGCTAATACAGGACTAATTAAATATGACTTAATTAGCAAGCAAGCGAATTGGTATAGACTTCGCTCTTGTAATCGCGGCAACGCCTGTAATGCGTGGTACGTCTACGACAGTGGCAACGTCTACGGCAGCGGCGCTAGGAGTGCGGGCAGTTCGCTCCCGCTTGTAGTAATTTAATCGAATAATCAAATAATCAGGGGAGCGAAAGCTTCCCCTGCAAAGGAAAGAAAAATGTCAATACCCAAAGATTTAAGGAATGTCAAAGAAACAGAAAGCACTAACAAATTTGAATGTATAGAGCTGTGTATTCAATTAGTTAAAAGAGCAGTAGAAAACACTCAATCAGACAAAGTGCAATCCTCTTCTTTTGCGTTTCTTGCTGATATGATAATTGAAAATAGCTTAGAGATTTACAAGCTTGTCTTTTATGCCAATTCTATTCCCTACTCTAAGGGGCAAATTACAGAAGAGAATTGGAGAGAAAGAAGAGATTGCCAAATCGAAGCCATGAGATTATGTACAAATCTTGAGGGATTGATAATGCTCGCAAGAAGGTGCTTTAGATGGAGAAATAAGAAAGAGCATTCATGGGTTTGTTTAATCTTAAAAACTAGGGAATACATCTCTAAGTGGCATTTGTATTGCAAGTCTCTTTATGATAATATGCTTGTGGGTTAGGGCTAATATTCGCTCTTGTAATCGCAACAACGCCTATAATACGTGGAACGTCAACAACAATGGCAACGTCAACAACAACAACGCTAGGAATGCGGGCAGTTCGCTCCCGATTGAAGAAGATACTCTTGAATAGAAGGCTATCCAAGTATAGTCCTCAAGAAATCTCACAACAAGGAGTTCTAACCCTGTCAGGAATGACGAACAATTCAGCTCTTCACACTCAAGATTCTCTCTTGGAGATACCCGAAGCCAATGAAGAGCAACTCTTTAATGCTCTCTTTGATACCATGCTAAAGAAGACTAAGGGAGTCTATTGGAAGCCCTCTGTTAAAGCTTATTGTCTCAATGGCGTAAGAAATATAGCCAAATTAGTAAATGAGATTTCTCTAGACAAATTTCATTCCACAACACCACATCCCGTAGAAATCTACTATCCTAAACGCAGAACGGTATTAGCCACGACATTTAAAGAAAGGGTTTATCAAGGGCTAATTAATGACCTCATTTATCCATATATGACTAAATCCTTTATTTATGCTAATACAGCCTCTCAAATAGGAAAAGGCACAGATAAGGCTAGAGAACTAGTCAAAAAGTATCTATGGAATTTCTACTGCAATCATGGCTTGAATGGTCATGTTCTGCAGATAGATATTCACTCTTACTATCAATCTATCCCTCACAATAAAGCCCTATCTCTTTTTGAAGAAAAACTGCCATATCATCTCTATTTAAGAGTCAAAGAAGTCCTAGATACACAGTATCCCTACACATTCTATGCAGGTTCTCAAATGGTACAAATACTTGGCGTGTCTTATTTAGATAAGCTTGACCACTTTATAAAAGAGAAATTGCATATCAAATATTACATTAGATATCAAGATGATTTACTTATAATTTACCATGACAAAGATTACCTCTCTTTTTGCTTAGAGAGAATCAAGTTAGAAATAGAAGAATTAGGATTAACTCTTAACTTAGAAAAGACGCATATAAAACCAATTTCTAAATCTTTTTATTTTCTTGGCTTTTTCTATACCCTTAATTCTAATGGCTCTATCTATATGAAAGCAAATCCAAAGAGTGTAAAGCATGAAAGATATATATTGAAGAAGTGTTATAAGAAAAAGAGCTATAATAAACTTAGAGAGCAATTGGAGAGCTATCTCTCACATATTAGAAAAGGTAATAGCCGACACCTAGAAACAAGGCTAATAATATATGCAAGGAGCTTATATGCAAATATTGACACCCAGAGAAGCACAGCTAGAAATTGAAAATGTTAGGCTTAGGAATGAGAATGCTAAGCTTAGAGCAGATTTAGACTACATCTCTCTTATGACTGATGTAGAGATTCCACAAAAGGAGGCTAATAACAATGAATTGGTATCTGAAAGCTAAGAGCTACTACTTGCAGGGTTTATGGATAGAGAGTCAAGTAAGAGACTGCTATAGAAAAGGCAAGATTACAGAGTCTGAACTTAAAGAAATTCTCTCTTATAGAAAGTAAAACAAAAGCCCCCTCGGGCATTCAGAGGGAGCAGGGGGTGTAGAAAATACTTGTTGACAATGGAGCGTTGATGCATTATTGTATTCTTGTCGACAAAGTTTCTGCCGAATAGGCAGCAAAGATTGGGGATTACCCGATTTAAACTATGATGTTGTGGATTTAAATATTCACATTTGGTAGCTGTGTAACAAAGTTATCAAGTTCCCTGGGTTACCAGGGATTTTTTATTGTATAATAGCCCTGTAGGATTTAGATCACTATATACATCGGAGTGTATGAGTGCTGCTCTCTCATCCTCTGTTGGATGCCTCGTATTGCGGGGCATTTTTACTTGCACATATCAGACACAACCTCCCATTTTTTAAAAAAAACATCGTATAAAATCATCGCATATGGAAGAGATAGAAGAGATAAGAGCTCTTGCTGAGCATGCATTAGAGATTGCCCAGAATACTTGTAAGAGAGAAGAAGAGCTAGAAGAAAAAGTTATTAAACTCGAAAAAAGAGTCGATATGTTGGATGGAAAAATGGACACACTTCTTGATTCTACAGCTCAAATAAAGATGCTGCTTTCAGAGAATACTAGTCAAACTAAATCGACAAAGAGAAATGTCAAAGGCTTTGGCTTCATTTCGATAATCATCTCTTTTGTTTTTCGTCTTTTGGAATTCATTTTTTGAAATAATAAGGAGGTAGCTATGATTTTAAATGTAGATCTAGCTCTTTGGTCTTTAGTCATTTTTCTAAATGCCGTAGGACTGTGGCTAAGCAAAGCTAAGCTTAAAGATGCTATAATCCCTGTCACAGTCATTCTCGGTGTCCTTAGTGTGCTTTTGGCAACAGTATGGGGATATATGACTGATAATGGCACAGTGACATCTTATGGCTTGCCGAATGGCATCATTTGTTGGATTTGCTGTACTCAACTCTATGACTTCATTCATGAGTCATTCACAAAAAGAAAGGATTCATGGAGCAATCTCTGGAGCTCCATCAAAGGAATCTTCTCTAAGAATAAGGAGGCAAAATAATGAAGAAATATCTGAAGTACTGGCTCTATCCAGTGTGCTTTATTATCCCTGCTCTAGCACTCTCTCTGCCTTTGATTTTTGGTGCTAAGCTACCTGTGGCTTATGGTGTCTGTTGGGGCTTGCTCTGTGGTGCTGGATGCATGCTTATTGCTAGATTCATTGTTCATGCAGTTGAAAAAGATAACAATGTAAAATATCTTGCATCTCAGATATGGTCCTTCATTACTTTAGCTATCTTTACTCTCTTTATTCTTAATGAGAGTTCAGCAGTTCAGACAGTGCTTGTCTTCTCTCTTATGACTACTCTACTTAATGCTATTTGCTTTCGTTATATAGATTTCTACACATTATGTAATGATGAAAAATCTGTAACTTATGAGAGCAAAAAGGATAAGATTAAGAGACTTGCAGAAGAGATGAAGTATCAACTTACCGCAGATGGAGTGCCAAATTATGATGCCCCGCTGTGCTTAGTAGATGGTGTAGCATTGACACCTAAAGAAGCTGAAGCTAAAGGATATGGAAGCCTTTATGCATCGGCTCTTGAGTATATTAAGTCTATCGTATAAATGAGGAGAAAAATGAATGAAAAGGTTCTTGGTCGTATTTTTAAGTTTTTTGGTTTTTTGCTCTACTGCTTTCTGTTTAGCCCCGCTAAAAGGTTTTTCAAAAACAGAAACTCAGTCGACAGTCGCAGATCTCTTGACAGAGCAGTCAGAGTCAAAGAAAACCTCGAAGATATCCGAGACTACATCGACAAGCTCTGATGTAGTTGATGTTGAGATATTTAAAGCTCTCGAAGATTATCTTAGTGATAAGACTATCCTTCTCCCTTCACAGAAAGAGGAATTGAAAGGCATGGTAGAAGAGGCTATAGTTGATGCATCATCTCTTGTTGGCGATCTAAAAAAAGATGCTTATGGCACTAAATTTTTTGCTGATTTAGGAGCAGCATTTGGCTTTAAGAAAGATGCAGTCCAGTATGGCATCGTTGGTGACATGGGCTTCAAGTTTGGTAAAGGCTTTCTCACCAAAGTTGGAGTACAGTATATGCTCGGAGACATTGGTAAGTTCGAGGTACCAAAATGGTCGCTCGAAGACATGACTGTACAAGCAACAATCGGTTGGGAATGGTGATATCGATATAAATTTAACCTTATGCATCCTCATGTGGGGGTGCATATTTTTTTAGAAATATATAAATCAATGTGTCTTTTTTTAATGGAAATAAATAGAAAATGACTAGAATGTGACCATTTAAAGACTAAACACAAAATAAAAACGGGTGGACAATAAGACATGTGGAGAAACGGCGTTTATTATTAAAAGCCTGCCTCAAAAAAATCGATGAAGCTTCCCTTAGAACTATTTGTCAAAAAGCAATCCTCACCGACACCGAGACAGACATTATTGCTATGACTTGTTGTAGAGATCATGACATAAGATACATAGCAGACACGTTGAATGTTAGTCAGTCGACTCTGCAAAGGAAAAAGATGAAAGCAGTAGTAAAACTTCTCTTCCGCCTGAGAATAGAAAACCACCATTCCATGGATGAAATTAGGATAAAGGTAGAACAATTCCTTTTCAATTAATCTCTGAAAATTTAACCATAGGAGATTTTACTATGGCAGAGATTAATTATGCTACAAATGGTAAAGGCAACCTAGGTGTCACTCTAGGTGCAATCGGCACGGGTCTCGGAGTTCTCGGTAATGGACTCGGAGGGTTTTTCAACGGCTTCAATAATGGATATGGAGCACAGGGGCAGAAGGTCCCACAGTGGGTCTCTAAAGATGAATTTGAGCAAGGTCAAAAAATCAGCTCATTAAAGAGCGAGAATGCTCTTTTGAGAGCTGAAAAGAACACTGATGCTAAGATGATTGACGTATACGAACGTCTTGATTCGAAGTTCAGAACTCTTGAAGCAACAGTTAACTCATTTAAAGCCGAACAGGGTGTAATCAATGCACAGGTTATTAGCAACATTTCAGTGATGCAGAATCAGATTGCAGTGCTCAACTCTCTGACAAAGACTGTTATTCCAATCACCAATGTATGCCCAGAGCCAATGCCACTTAAGAACTCTTGGACTGCTCCCACTACTTCAACTACAACTTAAGGAAAAAGAAGGATTAAGAAAGAATGATTTCAAAAGAAAGAGCAATAGAAGGACTAACAGAGTATTTCGAGAAGGAAATAATAGCTAAGATTGGAGGGCTAAGAAAGTGGGGTCTTGATGCAGTCAAGCAAGACCTTGTTGAGACCTATGTTTGTAAGCATCTAGATACACTGGACTATATTAGATGCAGAGATGAGAATGGCATGATTAATGCAGAGAAATTAATTTCACAGTTGATTGTATCAGCTAAGAAATTTGGACCTGCTGTTGAGCATTTTCCAATTGTTGGCGATATAACTTTTACAGAAAAAGACTTGATAGCTCTTGGTAGATACCTTGGTCTCTCTGAGTATTAGTTTTTCAAGCTCTTAAAAGATGCCCCGCTAAGTACCTCTTTAAAACTTTTGCGGGGCAATATTTATTATGGTTGCACTAACTACAGATGCATCTAGTGTATCATATTTTTCAAAACTTGGTTCAATTCCTTGTCCCGATTTTGTCCCCTGTGGCTCTCATCTATAAACACTATTTTCACTGTTTATACTATACAAATGTTTATTTTTGCCCATTGTGAATATAAAAAAAGCTATTTATTTGTTAAAAAATATTCCTGGAGACGGCAAGGCTAAAAATTACATAATTCTTTATGTTATAAGGACTTGCATTTGTTGTAAGTCCTTTTTTGTTCCCTTAGCTGTCCTAAAACTAAATATTGATATAATTATTTAAAAGAAGATAATTGTTTATGAGGGCACTAAATATGGACAATAAATTATATAAATTTAAACACAGAACAGGTCGAAATATACAGGTTTCTTTCTATCATATTCCAGGCAAAGAATTTTCAACAGGAACAAAAGATAAAACAGAAGCTGTTCTCTGGGCTGAAAAGTATTTAGAGAAAAATGGAATCCTCTCACAAGAAATGAAGAATAAAACAATTGGAGAATTCTGTGAAAATTTTTTCTCTAGAAGAGATGACACATCTTATTATTATAGACTAAAAAGACTGCATATAGAGAGAGAACCTCTTTATTGGACCAACAGTCAGCTCTATCTTGACAACTACATCATTCCAGCATTTGGAGATTGCTGTTTTGATACTCTTACACCGCGGGGCATAGAAAACTGGTTAATAGATCTACAGGGAGTGAGAAAAAAGGAGCTATCAGCAGGCTCAAAGATTAAGATATTACAGTGCTTTAGAACCATTCTTGACGAAGCTGTACATTTAGAGATTATACAGTCTAATCCGGCTAATAAGGTAACAGCTCCAAGAGATGAGATAAAAGCCGATGAAGAGACAGAAAAAGAGCTAAGTAAGAGAAGAGCTCTTACAGTCTATGAACAAGAAACTCTTATGCCTGATAACCCTCTCAGGAGAGTAGTTATATGGGACTCTCTCATGTGGGCATCCTTTTTCTCTGTGTTGTATGACACTGGGTTTAGACCCGGGGAGGTAATCAGCCTTAGAGTCTGTGATATATACACTACACCACAAGGCTATGCAGTTCTCTCAGCTAAGTCTTATGATTCTCATTTTCGTAATGTAAAAAACAGGGTTAAAACATCGGGCTCTGGAATGTCCAAAAGAGTTGCACTTCTATCAAAAACAACAGGCATGCTCATCGAGGAGCTCATATCACACGAAAAAATAGAAAAGGAAGAAGAGTATCTTTTTTTGCTTGATAGGAATAAAAAAGATTCCCTTCTCGGAACATTTACAACTAACAAACACTTTAAAAGTATCTTAAAAAAGATGAATATAGAAGAAGCAGTAGAATACTCATTGAGGCATACTTTTGCTACATACAAGATTGGCTCTGTTGAAGAGAGAGCTCTTGCTCTAGCCATGGGGCACACTGGTGGCAAAGTTAGAGAAGACTATGATCACAGAACAGCAAGCATTCTCATCGGTCAATTAGAAAAGCATCGTAATGAATTCTTTGACAAAGAAGAGAAAGAGGATGATATACAGTCTATTCAAATAAAAAAGAGGGGCTAATGCTCCTCTTTTTCTTATTACATTATAACTCTCCAGCTCATGAAGTCATTAGCAATCTTCATATTCTCTTCATCTTGCTCTTTAGCAATTTCAAGAAGAGAATCGAAAGAGTCTACCTTTCCTTCAAAACAAAAATCATCAAATCTTGTTTTAAAGGTATAGACCTTGAAATAAGCTCTGCTGAGCTTTGCAGTCCAGAAGCTTAAACCCTCATCATAATTGCGAGTCTTTAAAACTTGCCATGTCTTAAGATAGACAGCCTCTTTGTCTCCTACAACAAGAACAAACTGTGTTCCCTTCTGTATTGTTCTAACATTGTTAGTATTAATAATGATTGTGTCATTATCTAAGACATGTTTGTATGTGTAGTATTTGTTACTGCACATCTTCTTATTCCCTTCTCCAAAGAAGAAATCATCTTCTTTCTTTGCTTTTTCTTTTAAATACTCACTGTAATTAGACATCTCTTTATCTCCTTATTTATACATATATACTAGTATATATATTAAAGTATGTCAACATAAATAGAAAAAGTTTTTTTAAATTTTTTGGCAAAAAAAATGCTGCATTAGTGCAGCATCTGTGCTAAGGCTGTTTTTATTAAAGCATTTAGAGAAATACCCTCTTCTTCTGCCTTGTCTCTTGCCTTAGTGTACAGCTCTCTCTCTGCGGGGGAGAAGGAAAGATTGAATTGTATGATTCCTTCTCTGTGCCTCTTCTGTGCTTCCTTTAAAGCTTCAGTCCTCATCTTCTTCCTCCTCTTTTTCTTGTTCACTATCCCATGTGATGGAAAAGATGGTATTAAAGGGGCATTCACTAATTAAGAGTTCTAATGCCTCTTTTTCTGTTTCGACATCGCATTCTTCTTTCACTCTTGCAATGTCTTCTTCTGTCACTTCTCTTTCAATGGCAGAAATTCTTGCCCTCTTTTGGTCAGCTTTAGCCAAGCTTGACCACATGTTCAATGCCATATATTTGGAATCTTCTCCATCTTGAGCCAAGTAAGCATCCGACAATTCAATGTCGAGATACTTCTCACACCTGTAGAATCTCCATTGACCAGACTCTTTTAAAACGCCATACACTTTCATCTTTTTCTCCTTATTTATACATATATACTAGTATATACTAACAAACATGTCAACATCTTTTTAAAAATATTTTTATTTATTTTTTCTTGGCGGGGCAACTTATCAGATTAGATCATTTAAATAGTGTATATTAAGGGTGATTCTTCATTCTGAGAATCCTCCTTTAAATTTCTCTCTGAGTTTTGTCGTCTCTTCTCAGAGAGTTTTTTCTATATCATATGTAATGAGAGAGAGTGAGTTGCTCTTATCAAGAGAGCTTCTGGATAAGCTATAAAGTTCTTTCTCTTCATAGTCTGTAATAGAGATCTTAATGATATAATATGAGCCTTTATCGATTCTTGCTGTCAGATACCAGAGTTTCTCTTCCTCTTTATCTGTAATAGCATCTGTAGATGAGAGAGCAATATCACCCTTATTATTAACTATATTATATATAGCACCTCTAAGGTCTTCATCATCACATCTGACAACAATTAGTCTCTTAGCTCTCTTCTTCCTTTTTCTTGTGTTCTTTTCGATAGATTCTCCATTTTTCTTGATAAGATGACCAACATAACAAAGCACAGTTAAACCGGTTAACATGAGAAAACAAAGGAATGAAATATATACATTTGTAGCTGAAAGAAAAGATGGAGCCATCCAGTTGTCGAATAATCTGATACAAAAAATTATAAAGTACAAAAAATCTGCAATTAGAAAAATAGCACAAAGACAATACATTATAAAATCCTCCCTTTTTATTTATTATTTTCTACTTCTTTCAGGAGCTCAACAAGTTTTTTACAGAGTTCTGGATGTTTTTCAATGATTTTCAAAATGTACTCATATTCTTCATTGTCCGATTTTGCAATCGGTCTATCCTCCGGTAGCTTAGATAATTCTCCCGACTCTCCAGAGATGAGATAGCCCTCTGTTGTGCCGAGATATCTTGCAATCTTTGATATATCTTCATTTTTTGGATATCTGTTTTCAGACCTTTGGTTTCGAATAGTTGTATAATTAAGATTTAGATCATTAGCTAATTTGGAGAGTTTAGTATCTCCTCTTAATTCATCAACTCTCTTCCAGAATTCATATCCTAGTAATGCCATCTTCTTTTTCTCCCGATTCGGGATATTAACAATTTTTTAAATAAATGTACTCATTTTTGATACATTTTTATTGACAAGTATAAAAATGTGGTACATATTTATGATTGTACCGGAAACAGGTACATAAGGAGAAAGACAAGGAATGAAAGCTTTAATTAAGAACATGGTAACTGGGACATATAGGATAACTCTCTCTGCTGAGGAGAAGGAGTTAATCAAGAGACAGGCTAAGTCTAATGGAATGACTATCACTGGTTATGTCTCTGCTCTTCTCAGAAACTCTCTCAAAGAGCCGAAATCCATTAATATCGTCGGTTCAGATTTCCTTATTAGTAACAATGAGTATATGGAGAAATAGTCATGGTCATGCAGATTCCAGAGGTTCAGATAATGTCAGTGAGAATGGATGCTCTTGAGAGCCTTCTCACGAATAATCTCATTGCGATGAAGGCTAAGACAGTTGTCACAGTTGCCGACATAGCTCAGATAGAAGGAGTCTCTCTTTCTCAAGTCAGGAAGGGAGGCAAAGAGAGATATCTCCTTCCTAGGTTTGGAGAATCTGCATACCCCACAGGGACTATTAGATGGTCCTTAGAAGAGTACCTTGAATGGAGAAAACAAGACCCCTTTGAAAGGGAAAAAAAGTACAGAGAAAAGCTAAGGAAAGAAGCCTTAGCGATTAAGAGAAATAGATAAGGAGGATTGAAGATGAAGAAAGATATCGTATCAACAGGCACACCACTGCCAACAAGCTATGGAACAGCTCCGGCAGTTGCTCCAATGCAACTCCCTTCTACTGCAGCAGTTGCACGAGAGATGGCTACTATTCAAAGCCAGATGTCTATTGCACAGATGTTCCCGAGGGACATCAACAGAGTTCAGCAGAGGATTATTACTGCTTGTGCAAGACCACAGTTGGCTAATTCAGCAATCTATGTTTTCGCTAAAGGAGGCTCAACAGTACAGGGGGCATCTATAAGACTTGCTGAAGCTCTTCTTACTGCATATGGCAACGCTAAAGCTGGGTTTGAGATTATGTCTCAGACTGATACAGAGAGCACAGTCAGAGCTTATGCCCTCGATATGGAGACTAATACATTAGTTGAGAGATCCTTTATAGTCTCTCATCTCAGATATACCAAAAAAGGCTCTTATATTCTCACTGATCCAAGAGAGATATATGAGACAGTAGCAAGCCAAGCATCAAGAAAGCTTAGAGCTTGTATTCTTGAGATTATTCCAAGCGATTTGCAAGAGTTAGCTATGTCTGAGTGTACAAAGACATTAGCAAAGAATGTCGAAATCACTCCAGAGAAGCTTGAGAATCTTGTTGTTTGCTTTGGTACATTTGGTGTTACTAAAGCACAGATAGAGACTCTAATTCAAAGAAAATTAGAGGCAATTACACAGACACAATATCTCGATTTGAAAAGGAAATATGTATCACTTAGAGATGGTGTAGCATCTCCAGAAGATTTCTTTGGAACTCCTTCTGAAACTCCAGTTACAGAAGTACAAGAAGGGACCGAGGAAACAGTTATTTTTTAGGATTTTAGTTGTCTGAGAGCCTCTCTTAGCCTTGTTTTCCCCCCACCATGAAAACAGGCTCTCAGATGACTTTTATATAGGAGAGAAAAAGAATGAAAGAAGTATTTATTTGTTTAAATGAGAAGCCTAAAGGATGGGCAAGAAGTGGGCAAAATGGTGCACGCCATTTTGACGCCCCGCAGAACAAAGAAGAGAAGATGAAGATCATCACTCTTGCTAGAAGAGATGCAGAGCTTAAGGGCTTAGAACTGCCTTTAAGAGCTAATGAGCTCGGTTATAATATAAGGCTTGTTGTAGCTATAAAGCCCCCAAAATCGACTTTAAAAAGGGATTTACAGGCTATCAATGACGGTCTAAAGAGACCTCTTGTAAAGCCTGATATAGACAATGTTGCCAAGCTCTGGCTAGATGCTCTTGTGAGTGGGGCAATTATAGAGGACGACAAAAATGTAACTATTTTGTCTGTCTCAAAAATCTATGCAGATACAGACTATGTAGCTTGCTATGTAAGGGAGATGTAAGGATGGCAGAGAGAAGGATGTTTGCTAAGACCGTAATCGACTGTGACATGTTCTTAGATATGCCACAGTCAGCAAGACTACTCTACTACGATCTCTCAATGAGAGCTGATGATGATGGCTTTATTACCCCCAAAAAGGTCATGAGAATGACCGGAGCAAGTAATGACGATTTACAGATTCTAATAGCTAAGAAATTCGTCATTCCTTTTGACTCCGGTGTTGTTGTAATCAAGCATTGGAGAATAAACAACTATCTCAGAAATGACAGATATAAAGAGACCATATTCATTGATGAAAAATCAAAGCTGAATTTGGATGAAAAAAAAGAATATGAACTCTCAAATGATACCGGTATACCAAATGGATACCAAATGGATACTAAATGGATACCAAATGGATACACAGGTAAGGATAGAGATAGTATAGGTAAGGTTAGTATAGGTAAGAGTATAGAAAAAGAAATAACAGCTGAAGCTGTTAAAGAAAAAGAACAGCCGCAACCTCTAAGAATTAAGCTTAAGAATCAAACCTACTACATCACAGAGGAAGATATCAGGGATTTTCAGAGGATGTACAATGGCACAGTTGATGTGAGAAGTGAAGCTATCTCTTGTTGTGCTTACTATGATGAGCATCAGTGCTCGGCTACCTCTTGGCAAGTAGCTCTCACCAAGTGGATATCTAGATCTAAGCTCTACAGGCAGATAGACACAGCCTCAGCCATAGAACAAAGAAGAGACAGTAGAAGACCACCACTAGAAGACAAAATCATTGAAGGAGAAGATGCAGGATTATGATGAATACAGTCGATTACATAGCAGCATTATTTGCAACCAAGAATGAATCAATTGATTGGCATAAAGCTAAAGCCGATTTAACAAGAAAGATAAGAATCGGCTTTGTTAAAAGAGAGCTCGGAATCTCTGAAGCTGAATTTAGTAAGCTTGGCAAAGAAGAGCAAGATAAACTCATCTTTCAAGGAGTTGCTCTTAATGATGCAAGAGAAAAGAGAAGACAAGCACAAGAATATGCTCTCATGCATGGAGAGAAGAGTGCATCAGAACTTGCTTATGAGTATTTCTTGGACACTGTACCAGAGAGATACAAGAATGCTCAATTGTCCGATTTCAACTCATCCTCTCCAGTTATCAATCATATCTTGGAAGGTGGTAGTTGTCTATTATCTGGCACTACAGGAAGTGGAAAAACTCACATGCTCTGGGCTCTGGGTAAGGAATTGGCTAAGAAAAACAAACTTGGTGATGTTGTTGTTATGACTCTATCTGAGCTCATTTCCTCGGTTAGATCCAATTCCTCTGCTACTGACTGGATCCTGTATGCAACAGAGAAGTTTGGAGAAGCTCCTCGAATTCTGTTTGTCGATGAGTATGACAAATGCAAATCATCTCCATCTGATTATGAGCTCTTTAATCACATAATCGGTAAGAGATATGACAACAAACTACAGACAGTCTTAGTCGGGAATGGCGATATTACAACAGCAAGAAACACTCTCGGTGATGCTGTTATATCAAGGCTCACAGGTAAAACAGACAATGGGGCTTATTACTGGGTTAATGCCAAGGATAGGAGACAAGCATGAGTAAATTTGAAAGTTGGAAAGAAATCAGATTGCATTATGAGAGCTCCTCTCTACAGTTTAGCCAAAGAGAAAGAATGCAGAAAAAAGAAGAGCTTAAGAGACTCAGAGAAGGAAGGGAAAACAAAAATGGCAAGATGGTCAAATGCTGAGAAGGAATATATCTCACGACTCAAGAAAAACGGCTTCAATTACATTCAAACTCTTGAAGCCTACAGAAGAAATTTCCCTACTCTGAGAAAGAAAGATGAGGAAGTTTTTCTGATGTACAAAAATGCGGATGAGCTTGTAATCGACCTTGCTAAGTCCCTCCCAACTGAAAGAAAAGTTGTGCCCAATACCTATGTTTGCTACTGGAAAGCTGACAATAACAGGAGTGGTAAATGTTCGTATCACATTAAATACAGTATCGGCTTTAGAGAACATGAACAATATGCTCTCAAGCTTATTAGAGGTGCTTTAGGAAGCTTAGAGAATCTAAGAATTGTCGGCTTATTTAGAGCAATCGAAAAAAGGAGATAGAAGAGAATGAAGGGAGTATCAACTGCTATCATAGCAATCCATTTGACAGGAAAGAATGATTTTTTTGAAAGTGTTGTCCAAGCATCCCATATGCTCGGCTTTAATCGAAAAACAGTACAAGCAGCATTAGACAGTGAGAGTGGATTGATTGTTGGCAGTGACCCTCCTATCTATGTCGATTATGCATGTCAGAAATGGGATGTAGAAGAGTATGAAATAGAGGACGATGAAAAAGATGATAAGCACAAGAAAGAAGAGATGTAAACAGTGGGGATGTCCTAACCTCCACACTAACAAGAATGGCTATTGTGACAGTTGTAATGCAAAATGGAGAGCTAAGCATCCGGAGTACGAAAAAGAAAAAGCTAAGAGGGAGAAAGAAAGAACTCGAACTCCGGCTCACAAGAGAGGATACGATGCAAACTGGCATAAGTTTGCAAAAGCTTACATTGAAAAACATCCTATCTGTGTGATGTGCGGGGCACCTGCAAGAGTTTGCGATCATAAAGATGTGCCAGCTGATGTCATGCTAGATGCTCTTGGCTCTTTTGATTACGACGAAAGCCATTATCAAGCACTTTGTTTCAGATGCAATACCAAAAAAAGCTATAGAGAAGACAAAGAAAACAGAGATAATTACTTTGTAGCAAAGAATTTATTAACAGGAGGAAAAGAAGAATGACAGAATTAACATTGATAGTTCTCTGTGCTCTCATTTTTGCATTAGCTATAAGCAACATTGTGCTTGTTAGCATGCTCAAGGAATTGAGAGAGCAGTCGAAGGGCATAGAAGATAGGACCTTTAGAGAACTTGAGAGCTTCAGAGAGAGAGTTAAGAGTTTGGAGAGGAGAGAAAAGAATGACTGAAACGGAAGAGAATAAGTTATATATAGAATTTAAGGAAGAATGCAAAGCAAAGCACTACAGGTGCAGTAATACCTGTGATACTTATAACACCGAAGATAGGGACTGTGAGATATATGGAGATAGTCATCCGACCTACTCTCACTGTCAAGAGGCATTTGAAACATGGCTAGAAAGGAAGGAGAAATAGATGAGTAACATATTTATTGCAGTCTTAACTCTAACTGACATTGTTATGTGTCTTGGCTTTTTCGTAATGGGAAAGCTAATTGAAGAGCTAGAAGACAGAGTGAAGGCTTGCGAAAGCTACAATAAATTAGACGAAAAAGAAATCATGGCATTAAAAGGCAGATGCCGAGATTTAGAAGAAAAGATTAAAGAGAATTGAAGATGAAGTACACATACGAAGATATTATTATTAACCCTAACGACAAAAGACTAGAGGGGGCAGTTGGAAAGCAAGTGTACCTTGATTCAAGTGCCCTTGATGTTTTGAGACAGGCAAACGAAAAAGGAATCCCAGACATCTTAACGGCAATTAACAAAGAGATAGCTTGCCCCTTTGACGGGGTCAATTACGGCTATCCTTTCGTCATCATCAAGAAAAAAAAGAAACT